ACTCAGCTCCTTACGCAGGGTACATTCACGAAGCCATTGCAGGGAAGAATAAGGCACAGCATTTCTCACGACCAGGGTCTCATGCATGGTGGTTGCAGGAAGCGTTTAACGGAAGCAGGGATGAGATATTTAAGATCATAAGACAAAACATAAAACTATGAATGCATGTAGTGTTGACATAAAAGATATGCTTGTCGCAGAGACTTCTCTCGGGCTTACCCTCGCAGGCAATCTGTTCGTAGGAAAGGAACCTACTACTCCCGATAACGTAGTTACCGTATATGACAGCTACGGATTTCCTCCCTCTCTGACTCTCGCAGGCAAGGGAGAGGATTATTACTACCCTTCAATTCAAATAAGGGTGCGTAACAGGGATTATCGCATTGGATACAATTTAGCCCATGACATAATGGTGTCTCTCCATGGCAGGGCGCAACAGACATGGAACGGCACTTTATATACTGTTATCTACTGTACAAGTGATGTCGCATTGCTTGACTGGGAAGATAACGGGCTGTGCAGGTTTTTGATAAATTTCAATATCCAGCGCAGATAACGGAGTGTTTAATTAACAATTAAAAAGGAGGTAAAACAAATGGCGAGTAATGCAGTTTCCGGTGTAGGAACACAATTTCGCAGGTGGAACGGAACAGCTTGGGCTAACCTTGCAGAGATTAATTCTATTACCGGACCGACTATGACCCGTGACTTCATTGACGTAACGTCACTGGATTCCACTGGTGGATATCGGGAATTCATTACGGGGTTCAGGGACGCAGGGACTATCTCTCTGTCCATGAACTTCACTCGTGCAACTTATGATGCATTCAAGGCTGACTTTGAAAGCCCTGATCTTCATTATTACGAGATATGTATTGCCGATTCTGAGTTAACAACTCTTGAGTTTGCTGGATTGGTTACGGAGTGTCCGATAACCATACCGACTGACGATAAGATTACCGCTGATGTGACTATTAAGATTACGGGTCAGGTGACTATGAACTCTGGCACGTTTAATGAAACACCATCAGCAGGATGGGGAGATGACGCTGGTTAGCGTATGAAGGGATTGATACTAATCAAGTATTTTTATTTTTGACACAATAAATATTTTTAATCAAATGGGAAATTTAATGAATCGTAACATGCTTCTCGAAAAAGAGAAGATGGAAGTTGTAAAAGTAGAATTTGAAGACGGTAATTTTGTTTTTGTCCGTCAGATGACAGGACACGAAAGGGATACATTTGAACAGAGTCTTCTGAAGAAGAACCGTGACAGCAAGGGAACGATAATCTCTTATGAGCAGAGCACTGAGGATTTTCGTGCCAAACTTGCTGTGGTTACCATATGTGATGAGCAGGGAAACACTATTCTTCTGCCTAATGACTATGGAGTTCTTTCAAGAAGCATGAGTGCTAAGAAGCTTGAGAAGATTGTCGCAGAGGCACAGAAACTGAATGCAATAACTGAAGAGGATAAGGAGTTGCTTGTAAAAAACTCCGATGCCGTCCCGGACGGCAATTCCAGTTCAGACTCTGCAGAGAATTAGGGATAGTCCATCCTGACAGGTTGCTTGACGAATTGACTTCAGTTCAGATCAGTGAGTGGGAGGCATACGACAGGATAGATCCTATCGGAACGTGGAGGGATGATTTCAGGATGGCTTTTATGAGTTCTTTGGTAACTAACCTTGTTATCAGTGTACACGGGAAGAAGAATGCCAAACATACCAATGTGATGGACTTCATGCCTAAGTGGGATGACTCAGGTGTTAAAGAGGTGAAAAAACAGAGTGCGGAAGATATAAAGAAAGCATTGATGGAGATAGCCAATGCACAGAATAAGAAGGAAGACAGGAAGAAAGCTAACCTAAGCAGACCTCCTGCTAACTTAAAAACCAAGAAATAATGGCAGGATTTGGTCCGGTAGGACAGTTGACGGTAAGGCTCGGAGCAGATACTAAGGGGCTGACAGCCTTAGTAGCTGCTATGCTGCAGGTACAAAGGCAGATTCTTCAGAGCGTGAATATAATGAATCAGTCTTTGCAGAGCATGAGTGGCGTATCTGCATCTGTTTCTGATCAGATGGCAAACAACTTTGTCAAGAATGAACAGAGAAAACAAAAAGAGATTCTCAAGACTGCTAATATGCAGGAGTCTGTTGTCAGTAAAGGAAGACCTGCTATTACCGCTACCGATGTCAGCAATGTCGTTTCAGAAAAAGACGCTATAGCTTCATTAGCGGCAAGACATAAGGTTTCTCAGGCTATAATAAAAGATGCGATAAATCAAAGAATTGCCGTTGAGAGAGAGGCGAAGAAGGAAGCCGATAGGGTTATTAAGGAAAATCAGAGAGCTGTTTCTTCTTTTAATAAAGATTGGAATAGAGCTATTATTGAAAATAAGAAACGAACAGAGCAATTTACCAAGGACTGGAATAATGCATTAGCAGAAAATGAAAGACGAAACAGGCAGGCTGTGGCATCTCAGGCTAAGATAGCACAACAGGCATCAGCAATAACCGCCTCCAAGCTTAACAATATGTTTGTTCCGTTTCAGAAAAGCACTATTGCGAGCCTGTCTACCCTTGCTCAAAAATTCAGGACTTTCGGATATCTTGCCTCTGCTACCCTGACTGCCCCTATTGTGATGGCAGGAAAATCTGTTATGAAGCTTGCTTCCGATTATGAGTTTGCAATGCAGAAAATTGTTGGTCTTACGG